AAAGGGGCAAACTCATGGCAAAACTAAAGATAGTTCGTACAGATGGAAGCGTATTGGAAGGCGAGATCACTCCAGCAGTGGAGTACTCATTCGAGCAGTACGCGAAAAAGGGCTTCCACAAGGCGTTCCGCGATGAAGAAAAGCAGAGCGATGTCTATTGGTTAGCATGGGAAGTAACACGCAGGTCAGGTGAAACTGTTAAGCCTTTTGGGATTGAGTTTATCGAGACACTTAAGAGTGTTGAGGTATTAGACTCTGACCCTTTAGCTTAAAGCGCGATCTTCCGTTCACCTATCTAATCGCTAGGCTAAGCATTAGATTGGGAATCGCGCCACAGCAGTTATTAGATTTAGATAAGACCATGCTCGATGCATTAGTGCAAGGGCTCAAGGATGAAGCGAAAGAGGTGAGCGATGCCAGCAAGCGTCAAGGGCGGCGTTGAACTGCGTAAAGCTCTCCGTAAGTTCACACCTGATCTAGCCAAAGAGACCCAAAAAGAAATCAAGACAGCAATCAGACCAATTAGCCAATCGGCTAAAGGTTATGTTCCAGATCGCGGAGAAGTTTTAAGCGGATGGTTGCCTCGTCAAATGTCTGAGGGTACATTCCCTACCTTTAATCCTTCTGAGGTTAGATCACGCATCGGCTTTAAGACGAGTCCTTCAAAGGCTAACTCAAGGGGATTTAGATCTTTGGCTCAAGTTTTCAATAAGAGCCGAGCAGGATCTATCTATGAACGAATGGGTAAGTTGAGTCCTGACAGTCGATTCGTTCTTAATCAAGATGGCAAGTTTCGTGCTCCTCTTAAGGGCAAAGATCGCATGCAAGGTCGATTGCTTTATCGTGCCTATGATGAAAACAACGGCAAGGCTAGACAAGGCGTTCTCAAAGCGATTTCATCTGCTGCTACAAAACTTAATCAACGAGCAACAGTGAGAGGCTAATCATGGCAAATGTAGTCATTGATATTGCAGCAGAATTCACCGGCAATAAAGCCTTTAAGCAAGCAGACAGTGCGACAACGACACTCACTAAGAATGTTAAAAAACTTGCAGGAGCAGTAGGTCTTGCCTACAGCACTCAAGCTATTGTTTCTTTTGGCAAGGCAGCAGTTAAAGCCTTTGCAGAAGATGAGGCTGCTGCACTAAGACTTAATCGAGCAGTTGAAAATCTAGGCATTGGTTTTGCCAATCCTGCGATTGCTAAGTACATAGCAGCTTTAGAGAAATCTGCTGGTGTTGCTGATGACATTCTTCGTCCTGCGTTTCAGGGGCTATTGACCACGACTGGCTCATTGACCCAATCTCAGAAACTTCTCAATGATGCGATCACAATCAGCCGAGCATCAGGCATTGACCTAGCAACTGTTACCGAGGATCTTGGTAAGGGTTATGTAGGTATAACTAAAGGACTTGTTAAATACAATACAGGTTTGACAACGGCAGAGTTAAAGTCTAAATCATTCAATGAGATTCTTGGAACTATCTTAAAGCGTTCAGCAGGCGCGGCAGAGGATTACCTAGACACTACTGCCTATAAGTTTGACATCTTAAGTGTTGCATCAAGTAATGCATCTGAAATCATTGGTGGCAGCTTAGTCGATGCCTTTGCTCTTATCGGTGGCGGTACAGAAGCCAGCGATGCTGCTGCTGCTATCGAGACCATCGCAACGGCTTTGAGCAAGATCATTGTTCAGTCTGGTCGCACTATTGGCGTAATCCCCACTTTAATTAAAAACCTCAAGAATCTTGGTAAAAACATATTTTTTGGTTTTGCAGGTGCTCAGTTTGGCGTAAATGTAACGCCACCTGCTGATAAGAAGGCAGAAGAAAAGCTCACACTTACTGAAAAAAAGCAACAGGAACTTTTAGCAAAACTTGAAAAAGAATCGCTTAAACGCGAAAAAGAAAGACTGGCTCTGCTCAACAAGCAGAATGCAGCTAAGAGACTGCAAGGGATTATCGATAAAGCCAATCTTGCTCTAGGTAAAGGCAAAGATGTTTTTGACCTTGACAAGATACAAGTTGCGGCAGCCCTTACTAACCAAGCCGAGCAACTCGGCAAGGCAACCACTTCCTCTCAATTGTTGCAGATTACAAATGACACTGCTCGCCTAAATGTCAAGCGTTCAATGCTTGAATTAGAAGATGCTATTGCTGCAAAAGACGAAGCATCTATCATTGCTGCTCAGAAAAAACTTGAAAAAGATTTGGGCATTCTTGGCACTTTGATAAAGCAAGATCTAAAGATGCAAGACATCAAGTCAATTCTTGAAAGTCTGAAGCCAAAGGATCTCATCAATCTTGGCAACCTAGATGCTGCTATTGCCAAAATGATTGAGTTAAACAAGCTGCAAGGCAGCAAGACTGGCACTACTCCAACCGCAGCAGAAAAAGCGGCAGCAGCAGCGGCAGGCGCAACTGATGGTGCACCTGTTTATACAATTCCTAAAGGCACAACAGATTTTACTATAGACAATGATAACATTAGAAAATTAGTTGATGGCGTTTTTGAAACTAACAGTGTCAATTCTAAATTAGTTGCATCATTGAACGCGGGAGCAGATTTACCAAGCGCGGTACGAGGTGCTAATTATCAAGCACGAGCCGAGCAGGAATATGCAGCATTCCTTAGCCAGATCAACATGGGTGGTATTGCTGGTCAATCTTTGACTAGTGGCATGGCTCAAGGATTGCCTTTATCTAATGCATTATCAGGTTCTCGTTATGCAGCTCAAGGCGCAGCAAGTTATGGCGCAGGCGCAACTATTGTTGTGAACACAGGCGTGGGAGATCCAGAAGCAATCGCCCGCGCTGTTGAAGATGTCATCCGTCAGGCTAATCAGCGTGGAACTACGAGTTTGTCAATAGGATGACTTGGCTTCCAGAGTGGCGCATAACAGTCGGTACGACTGTGTACACCAATGTAACTGGGGTAAGTGTTACTACAGGGCGCATCGATATTGATCGCCAATGTCAAGCAGGTTATGCCCGCATGGACATCATCAACTCCACCAACGCCCTTTTTGACATAGATGTTACAGATTCTCTGACTCTAGAGCTTAAAGATAGCGGTGGCACTTATGTGCCTGTATTTGGTGGCACAGTCTCAGACTTCTCAACCTCAGTCAGAAGCCCAGAGGAATCAGGCTTTGTAACCATCGGCACAATTCTTGCAGTGGGTGCTTTGGCTAAATTGCCTAAAGCCATCTACACAGATTCTGTGGCACACAATCTAGATGGTGAGCAGATCGCTATCATCTTGCAAGAGCTGCTAGTCAATGAATGGATTGAAGTAGCACCTGCCCTTCAATGGGTTAATTATAATCCAACTACTACATGGGCTAATGCTGAGAATGTGGGCTTGGGTGAAATCGATACTGGTCTGTATCAGATGGATAACCTCAGTGCAGCAGATCGCAACACTCAGACCCTAGTCCAGCAGATAGCAGACAGCGCACTCGGAACGCTTTACGAGGACAAGCAGGGTCGCATCTCATATGCTGATGCAGATCATAGAAGTAATTACTTAGCAGCTAACGGCTCAACCCAGTTAGACGGCAACTACGCTTCCCCTGCCAGCGTTAAGTCAATTCTCCAGATTGGCAAGATCCGTAACAGTGAGATCGTGCGCTATGGCAATGACTATGGCAGCACATACTCAGCAACAGACGATGCTTCAATCACTACCTATGGTCGTTATCAAAGAACATTCGATTCCAACATTCGCTATCTGGCAGATGTCGAGGACATCATTGAGCGCGATCTAGCCCTGCGCTCAACGCCTAGAACACAGCTAGATCAGATTACTTTCAGACTTGACAATCCTGTTATGCCAGATGCCCTTAGAGATGACCTAATCAACCTATTCTTTGGCGAGCCAGTAGTTATCACTAACCTACCCTTCAACATGTTCGAGGGGTACTTTTCAGGCTTTGTAGAGGGAATCTCAATCAGAGCCACACCAACATTTGTCGATGCGACTATCTATGTCTCACCTACAGACTTCTCACTTATAGCCCCGACATGGGCAACAGTAATTCCAACTAACACCATCTGGAGTGGCGTAAATGGTACACTACAGTGGTCTAAAGCGATCGGAGCTCTAACCTAATGGCAACAACAACCCCTAATTTTGGTTGG